CTCCGGTTCCGGCGGTGTCATTAAGCAACGCTCCATCTAAAGTTGTTTGAATGAGAGGAAGAGTTTGACCACTCCAAGTATTCGTACCCCAGCCATATCCGTAAGTTTGAATAAGTGGACCAATCACATAGTAAAAATCCATAGTAGTTGTTCCACCACTTCCAGCTCCGGTTGCTGCGCTTCCCATGGTTACTTCTATTGTCGTGGCAGTCGGTATAGCTATCACTTCAAAAAGAGTATCTTCAAAATCACTATCACTAAACCCGGTTCCGGTAGGTACTGTTACAGCATCTAATAAAATAATATCTCCGGCCTCTGCTCCGTGGGCCGTGGATGTTGTAAGAGTGACTGTGGTTGAAGTATTCGTCATAGTGAACGTGGCGCTCGTTTGCTGACGAGAACTATCGAGAGGAGTGATATCGTAGAAGGCTCCTTCAAAATAAATATAAAGGCACTTATTGGTTCCAATGGCTGCGTACTTGTTACCTGCTAGATCGACCCAGGTATGTTGATCTCGACCTGCACCAATCAAGTTCTTGTCAACCAGTTGTTCCCAACCTCCTATTTTTTCAGGAAAGCCATAGCGAAATCGGGTGTAATCTGCATTGACCCATTTCCCTTCGGCCCCTGTGTCTGAGGATTGTTTATCCAGTCCTGGTATTAGCCTGATTTTATGTAGCATAGAAAATCCGTTTAGGACAAATTATACTATATCTTGCTACAGATATTAGTTTTAGCAAATGGACCGTTGGCATGATTATAATGAAGAAAGACCTGAGAGCAGACGTTGCCTTGAAAAGGTTCTCGCCAGTGCTCTAGTTCGCAGCCAGAATAAATCAGCATGTCTCCGACTTTTAAATCCACTCGTACACCCTTAGGAGCGCCAGGTTTAACTAACTTATTTTCCCCACCCTTACCATAGATCACATTATCCGCGCCTGTCCCATCAATAAAGATAGGCCACTCGTCTCCCCCCAGATGCATAGTCGTAGAAATCTCACAGCTCGATCGATCTTTATGTCGTCTTAAAATATTTCCTTTTTCATAGAGCCGTGTGTAAGAGTACGTTGGAACTAAATCCATTCCTGTTTTCTCTTTCATAATGGGCCGCATATACTGAAGCAAAGTTTCCATAACCCAGTCTGCATATTTAGAATAGGCTCCAGGTATCTGTCTATCGACTCGATTGCCTATAAAAGGATTGGCTGGATTCACCTTATTATGTTTCATCATAAAATCTACAGCGTCCCGCTGTAGCATCATATAATTGAAGATAAAGTGTTTTAAAATTCATTCTTTTCTAATTTAAGTTGATCAAGACCACTCGTTTTACCAAATTCCCCAGAAGCAAAAGTATTGAAAGATAGACTGATCCGTGGAATAGAAGACTTATTCATTAAAACTCCATGTTTCAATAAAGAAGGAAATAAAAATAATTTACCTATTTGTATATCTACACTATAGGTCTCAGCAGTATATGGAGTAAGAGATTCATACTGAAAGTTAAGGGGGAAATCAGGAATATTGCCTCGATGAAATTGAATAGGAGCCTTTTCTCCTTGAAAATAAAAAACTCCACTAAATAAACTATTTGAATGTAAATGAGGATGATGATGTTGTCCAGGATTATTGTGATTGACCCAGGACTGAGTAATGTAAAATTTAGCGGAATCTTTTTTAATTTTTAAAAAATCATATGCGTAATAATCAATGCCTTTTAATATAAATTTTCTTAAAGAATTCAAAATAGGTTGATCTAAAAGAAAGGTATCTTTGGAAATTTGATTATCGGAAAGGTTATTGAAATTAAGTGCTAAATTTTTTACGTAGTTTATTTCTTTTTTGCTAAATTTATAGATTTCTCCCCATATTATCGCCGGCACAGAAAATGAAGGAATAATTTGATGATTCATTTTAATGTAGGTATACTATCCCCCACCTGGATAAAATTAAAAGAAACCGATACACGCCAACCCTTTTCTCCTTTTTCTTTGGATCCATTCATTTCGACACCGTGCGTCAACCACGCCGGAAACATAATCATCTGTCCTTCGATCGCAGGATAGATCACCACGCGCCATAAGGCTCTGGGTATTCCTTTAAGTCTTCGAGGCAGCATAATATTGGGACCCGGACGAGGATCTTCGACAAATAAACTACCAGAATTCTTAGGAACCTTGACATAATAGACACCCGACCATTGAGAGTTAGGGTGTATGTGCTGCTTGTTATAGGACCCTGGATAATTAATATTGGCCCACATATTACCGAGTCCTGGTTTAGGTTGCATGCCGTAGTCTCTAAAAATTTCATATTGCATGGCAAAGAGTTCATCGGTTAAAGGTTTATACTCTTTTTTTAAATTCATATTGGTTGGACTATGCCAACCTCCACCGGCATTTGTTTTTGTTTCACTCTTATCTTTTTTACTCCAGGCTTTAATAAGAGGAAATAAATAGTTGTTCATTTTTTGAGGATCCCTAACCATTTTAAAATAGACAGGAGTCGGGAATAAAATTTCACGGTTCATTTAAACGGAGGTCCTCCGAACCATTGAACTAAAGATCGTCTGATTCCTTTCTTCACTTTAGCAACACGATGACGAAGAAGACTACAAAAGAAAACGGCTTGTCCTTGTATAAGTTGAGGAGGTTTAAGGCCTTCACTCATAAATTCTAAATCGCCTCCTTCAAATTCAGAAGCATCAGAAAGCAAGATGGTCATGGATATTTTTCTAACGGGAGGCTCATACTGACAGTTCACTTCCGCATCCATGTGCCAGTCATAAAATCCTCCTTTAGGATACTCGGTGAATTGCGCCAGCTCGGTAATCGTCATGCCTTCATAACCAAAATGATTACGGTTTGCTTGCAACATGGAAAGTTCAATCCTTTTATACATCTCCGGCATCACTTTAAAAGGAATCCAGCTGATGGTTGTAATACGCATTTTAGTATCGTACTTTGCGCCTTTTTTCTTTTCATGTCCCACCTTGGCATCTTCAGTTTTTTGCTGATGACCTGCGTTAATAATATCCTGGCATTGTTGAGAGGTAAATATAGGCTCTACCGTATTAGCCATCAAAGATTTCCATTTCGGTTCGTAAATCATTGAGCCGTCCTTGAAGCGACCGGGTCATAAGAAACATCGATATTACATACCAGCGTTCTTCTCTTGGCTTTTTTATTGCTGAAAGGATAAACGACATGTCGCATGTCATAGGGAAAAATATAAAAGTCCCCGATCTTTACTTTAGGGGAATAATCTGTAGTGGCAAATTGACCTGCAACATTTCCTAATATTTGAAGTTTTCCATTCATCGGTTGCTCGGGATTGGTAAGTTCAGGTCCATAGTCTTTGGGAAGCTTAAGAATCATCACGGAAGAAAGGCCGGTGAAAATAGTTCCTTTATGAATATGCACAGGATTATAGTCTCCCGCTTTCATTTCATTAACCCAGATTGAATTAATACTCATCTGAAATTCATGAGTCTTATTCCATTCTAAATAATGTTTAAAAACAGAGTAGAACCATTCTAAAACATCTTCAGAGACAAAACTATGCCGATGCATTTTGCTTGTATCTTTGCCATCATAGAATAGGGAGACTTCATCCGGGATCTTACCGGCTAGTTGCTTGTTGGCATTGGGTAAATGTTTCTTTTGGGTTTCGTACAGATCATTAAGTCCCACAAAAACTTCAAGGGGTACTTGATATTTTAAAACCGATTGACCTAAAAATACAAAATCAAAGTTCATTTTTTCTTCTTTTATATTCTCTTGCTCGAGGAGGATAACCTTCAATTTCAGTCGGGATATAATCGTTTGTAGCTGCCATCAGATCTTTCGGAACTTCACTTGTCACTACCTTAACTGGCATTTCTTTATAACCTAATTCTAAACCTGCCAGATAACGATTATTACCGATACAAATTTTATATTGTTCTTCTTCTTTAATACAAAGTAAAGGATTGATCATTCCGTTTTTCTTCATTGAATCTCTTACTTTTTGATAGAAAGGACTTTCTTTTTGACTACTAGGATTTTGTTGTAGTTTCTGGTTTCTTAGAAATAGTTTTTCTATAGGCACCATCATACTTCAGTTCTCCAGATTTTCTCACTCGTTTTAACGTTTCCAATTGCCCTAAAACATTGAAAACTTCAGGCTGGGAAGATCCAGCTGTTAAGGTTAATTTTTGTTGTTCCAGTCTATGCATATACGATTCGGCTTGATGGGTGTCCACATTTTGATCATCAAACTTGCCATCGTTGAATTCTTTTTT